CAGGCTTGTGTCACACTTCTTGTAAATTACTTTATTACTATGTAATAATACTACTATGGCAAAACAAAAACTTACACCCACCGCAAAACGTATGAAAGCTGCTCGTGATAAAAAGATGGCTATGACAGCGGATAGACGTAAGAAAAAAGCAGAAAACCAACGTAAAAGACGTGCTGCTAAGAAAGCCGGAAAAAATATACATGGTAAAGATTACGACCATAAAGATAAAAAGTTCAAATCTGTCAAAGCAAATAGAGGCAATGATGGTAAAGGAACTAAAAAAGAATAGGGAAACACCCTATACCAATAAGTTTAACCTAAAATAAAACCAAAATGACTTATTTATACTACAGAGGTACGTCAAGTACCCACACAATTAAACCGAATGAAAAAACTATTAATCAGTGGAAGCATTTAGCTGACAAATCAAACTGGAGAATCACACAATTACCTAACGGTTTTTACCAAACTGAGGTAAGTGATCCAGAAAATGATTTAAATTGGCACGATGTAACACGAAGAGAAACCATAGAAGGTGCAGAAGCAGCAATTGACGGAAGCATCGACCATTTCTCAAAGAAATTAGAGGCTACAAAAGGCCCAAAAGTAGTAAAAACATTCTAAAGAAGTACAATTTAATTAAATTTAATCAAATATGGAATACAATCAACCTAGTGAGATTGTCAAAGATGTAAATTTTGGCGATAATGCTAATAAAAGAGTAGTTGCAGGCGTAGAAAAGCTTGCAAAAGCAGTAAAATCCACTCTTGGAGCATCTGGTAAGTGTGTAATTTACGAAGATGCACGTGGTTTACCGGTAATAACAAAAGACGGTGTTACAGTAGCAGAATCTGTAGTCTTATTTGACCCGGTTGAAAATATGGGTGCTACCCTTATTAAAGAAGCTGCTAGAAATACAGTGAAAGAAGCAGGTGACGGTACTACCACAGCTACCGTTCTTGCTGAATCTCTGTTAAAAGAAGTAAATAATAGTAAAGGAACTATTAGAGAAATTAAAGACGGTATTCAATCCGGTCTTAAAAAGGTAAATGATTACCTAAATAAGATTTCTGTCAAGATCGAGGGCGATATGCTGGAATCTGTTAGTTCAATTAGTTGTAATAATGATGCAGAGCTAGGAAAGATTATAGCAGAAGCTTATACTAAAGTAGGTAAAGATGGTGTGGTGTTAATGGAAGAGTCTCCAACTGAAGAAACATATGTAGACATCGTAGATGGCGTGCAAATAGACTCAGGACTCACTTCTCCACATTTCGTTACTGATAAAGATAAACAAGTTGCAGAGCTTGATAATCCGTTAGTATTGATCGTTACTTCAGAAATACCTAACATAAGAAGAATACAGAAAATATTAGAGCATGTTATAAAAACAAAAAGATCATTATTGATCGTTGCTCCAGTTGAACAGCAAGTTAAAGCTGCGCTTCTTATGAATAAGGTAAAAGGTAATATTAAAGTCAATATAATTGATTTACCAGGCTTTGGTCCTACTAAACAAGATACATGTGAAGATCTTGCTTTTTTAGTTGGTGCTAAAGTAATAAATGAAGAACTAGGTGATGATCTTGATTTAATAGATATTGATTGTTTAGGTGAAGCGTATACAGCAATAACCGATGATAAAAACACTGTGTTAACTACAGAAACTCCAGAAGAAGAGCTTCAACAAAGAATTAAATCTATACAAAAACTTATAGATAAAGAAGATAAAAATCCTTTTTTAAAGAAAAAACACCAACAAAGATTAGCAATGTTATCGGGTAGTGTAGGTATGGTAAAAGTTGGAGCTAACTCTAAAGTTGAAATGAAAGAAAAAAAGGATAGGGTAGAGGATGCCATCTATGCTACCAAAGCAGCGTTAAAAGAAGGGATTGTCCCTGGTGGCGGGGTCGCTCTTCTGAACGCCGCGCAAAAAATTACCGCTAACGCGGTAGGTGAAGATGTACTGCTTAAAGCTATAACAGCGCCTTTTAACACTATATTAGCAAATGCTGGTTTAGAACAAACAGCACCAAAATCAGAAAAGGGCCTAGGTGTAAATGTTGTAACTGGTGAAAGTGTTGACATGATTGAGGCTGGTATCATTGATCCAGTACTTGTTACTAAGTCTGCACTTAAAAATGCTGTTTCTGTTGTGACTACTATAATATCAGCTGATTGTGTAATTTCAAATATAAGAATAAATGAAAGCAATCAATAGATATATAATAGTAGATAAAATAAAGACAGAACCTAAAAAGGTTGCTGGTCTTATAATGACGGATGATACTGATGTAGATAACCGTTATATAAAAGCTAAAATAATATCGTGTGGTAATTTAGTTGAAGGACTAAAAGATGGCGACACTATATATTACGATAAACACGCTGGACACGACATATCATGGAAAGATACTCTTTATAGAGTTATTCAAGATAGAGACGTAGTTCTAGTGGATCAAGCCTAAACCACAATCCTTAAACCAAAACCCAAAAACAACAAACAAATTATTAATTAAAAAAAAAGAAAACTATGAACATGTTAGTATTTCACAACGACTCGGACACGTCGTATGCAAATTTTGCAGGAAACTTATCAAGTATGTCCTCTTCAACAACAGCTGTAACTTTAAGGTTTTTAGGACAAGGAGCTTCAGCTACAGCAACTAGTACAGATGCAATTGTGTTAACTGTACTTGCTGGTCAAGAAGAACAAGTAATGGAAGATATAGCTGGTGCTTTAGCTAATTTAAGAGATGGTATGACAGTAGTTGCTGATGATAAAAACAGCAAGTATTTAGTACCAGGTGTTACAGCTGTAAGCTCTATATCTGTAGATTCAGGAGCTGGTACATTTAAAAATATTATTGACGCTTCTTTTAGTGCTAATAATATTACAGTTACAAACGCTCAATCTGGTAGTGTTGTATTAGTACCAACAACTGGTGATAACTCTACAATTACGTTACCTTCATCTCCAATAGATGGGGCTAACTATAAGTTTGTAGCTGAGGCATCAAGTGGAGCTCACACTATTACTATTGCTGGTGCTTTTTATGGAGTTACTCTTCAAGCTGGTGATACTGTAGAACACGCTTTAGGTTCAAGTAGTGCGGTTATAGCTGCTTCAGATTTTAAAATTGGTGACTTTTTTGAAATTGTTTACGAAGGAGACGCATACCATATTACAGGTATGTTTGATACTGCTGCATCTCTAGCTGTATCTTAATAGCAGTTGAGATTAACCGCGCAAGATCTGCGTGAATTAAATATCCTTAAGTATTACAGGCTCACTAGAAAGTGGGTCTGTAAAACTTACGGGTTAAAAGATGCAGACTTAGAATTATTAATTTA